GAGCTTGAGGGGTGGTTACTTTCGACAGGCAACTGTCATTGATGGTTCTGGTCAGTCTTCTCAAGTTCTTGCTGATTATGTGCTGGTAGATGTCAGATGAGCCGGGTAACAGTCTATCAATCAAACTTCACAGTTGGTGAGCTTGATCCTTTAGTCAAAGGCCGGGTAGACCTCAACCAGTATCCTTCCGCTCTAGATAGAGCCAAGAATGTAACGGTAATGCCACAGGGGGGCTTTGAGAGAAGACCGGGTCTAGCCTTTCTACAAGACCTCAGTAGTCATCTTGGTGGCTCTTTTAATGCTCAGAATGGCATCAGACTTATCCCGTTTGAATTTAGCAACAGTCAGAGTTTCATGTTGGTGTTTGTCAAGCAGTCAGCGTCAGAAACCAGAATGTTTGTTTATGCAAACAAAGTTCTAATTTCAAACATAAACAGTACAGGCAATGACTACCTTGCCATCAACCTTGGCGATATAAATCTGTCAAAGCTATTCTTCACGCAATCGGCTGATACTTTGATACTGGTTCAAGAAGACCTAGCTCCGAGAAAGATTGTCAGGGGTGCAAGTAATTCAACATGGACAGAAAGTACAATCTCTCTGACATCTCCCTTTCATGCTTTTACCACATCAACATCCAATCCCAGTGCAACGATCACACCGGATGCTGTGGATGGCACCGTCAAGATTACTGCATCTTCCGGGATCTTTTCTTCTGGTAATGTCAATCAATATATAAATGTCAACAATGGTTTTGGCCGTGCCAGAATAATAGAGTTTGAAAGTTCTACTGTAGTAAAGACAGTTGTTGAGGTTCCCTTTTTTGAGGCATCGGTTGCTATCGCCTCTGGTGACTGGGAGCTTGAAACTGGCTACGAGGCTGTATTCTCCAGCACAAGAGGTTTTCCAAGAACGTGTACCTTCCATGAAGGACGTTTGTTTTTTGGTGGCTCAAAGTCAATGCCTAATACACTGTTTGGATCTAAGGTCGCTGACTTCTTTAATTTTAAAACAGACGAGGCTTTAGATGATGATGCGTTGTTCGTAACCATATCCAGCGATAGTCTCAATGCTATAAACGCTATTCGATCCGGAAGAGACTTACAAGTATTCACATCATCGGCAGAGTTCTTTGTTCCTCAGTCAACACTTGATCCAATAACACCATCTAACATCGTAATTAAGATTGCTACCCGGAGAGGCTCAAAAGAGGGCATCAAGCCTGTGTCAGCGGAAACCGGCACCCTTTACATACAAAGATCCGGTAAAGCCCTCAGAGAGCTTATATTTAGCGATACAGACCTAAATTATAATTCAGACAATGTATCACTTCTTTCCTCCCATTTGTTGAAGAACCCACAGAAGATGGCTCTCCGGGTGGCAACGTCTACTGATGACGGTGACCTTCTTATGATTACAAACGGAACCGATGGCTCTATGTGTGTCTACTCAATACTCAAACCACAAAATGTCATAGCCCCATCGGAGTTCATAACAGACGGTACCTTTGAAGATGTGTCGGTAGATATAGAGGATATATATGTTGTGGTCAAAAGAACCGTCAACTCAGCTACCAAGCATTATCTAGAGTGTTTTGATGATGACCGCACCACAGATGCAAACATACAGTATTTTTCTGGAGCGACCGCCCCGGATCAAGCAAAGCCAACCAACACCACTGCCGGGAGCCTGTCACATCTAGAAGGTAAGGAGGTCAATGTTATTCGGGATGACTTTGTTCTTACAAATAAGACTGTCTCCTCTGGTCAAATAACATTAGATGCTGTACCCACCACATATGTTGAGGTAGGTCTACCTTACGATGTCGAGGTCAAGACCATGCCGGTAGAGCCACGGCTAGCCAGCGGAGTTGTCACCAGCCGAAAAAAAAGAATACTAGAGGTATCGCCAATATTAGACAGGACACAGAACCTCGCCATCAATGGGAATGAGATACCGTTCAGAGAATTTCCACACACACTAGATACAGCAATCGCAACCTTCACCGGGAGAAAACGAATGTCTCCTTTACTTGGTTACACCAGTGAGGCCCAGATTACTTTTACCATGACCAAACCTCTATTTGCTACAGTATTGGCAGTAGAGTACAAACTTTCGACAGGAGCATAATTATGGCATTTGTAGCACCAGCACTAGCAACAATAGGATCATCAACAGCAATGACAGTGGCATCTACGGCATTGTCAGCAATGTCGGCTATGGCACAGCTTTCAGCCGGAGAAAAAGCAAAAGAGGCTTACGATCAACGAGCTAGAAATGAGCAACTCAGGGGAAGAGTTGAGGCAGTCAACGCAAAGAAAAAAGGTGTAGAAGTTTTGAAACGCACCAATGCAAGTCTGGCATCAATCATAGCTGGGGCCGGAAGACAAGGGCTTACCTTGAGGAGCGGTACAGTTAGAGACAGAGAAGTATTTCTTGTGAGAAGACCAGCATCACAAGATTTTTCAGATACTGCTTTTAACGCATCGATGGCCTTGATGACAGCCGACATGAGAGCCAGTGACCTTAGAGGAGCAGGGGAACAGGCTAGACTGCAAGGTCAGATAGGAGCTTTCTCAACTCTAGCCGGAGCTTTTGGTAATGCTATGAGTATCGGTAGTCCGGGTCTTTCACAAGCAGGGAATGTACCTTACTAATGGCACCAACCTTTCGACCATATCAATCAGTAGGCCAAGGTCTTAACCAACTCAATCTACCGCAGGGAGTAGAGGCTCAAGAGGCTCAAAGAACTATGACTGTTCTTTCTCGTTCTTTAGATCAAATGGCAACATTTGCTATGAGGCAAGCAGAAAGCTTAGCTCAAGAGGAGGGGTCTAGGTTTGGTGTGGAGTTTATGACTGATGAAAAAATTAACGAGGCTCTTACTAGCAACAAAGATATATTTGATTTACCTGAGTTTGGAAACACAGTATTTGGGAAACAGGCTAGAGCATCAGCTCTACAAGTTCTTGAAAATGATATTATTGTAAATGCTACAAAAGAAATAAATGATCTATCTTATAAAGCCACACTAAATGGGCTTAGTCCAATGGCTTTACAAAATCAGATAGAAAGTACAATCATTGGCTACACTGATAGCATCAGTCCTTCAGCACCTCTTCTGGCTAAAAAACTACAAGCCCAGCTTGAACTGCAAGGGCATAGAGAGTACAACTCATACCGATCATCCTTCTCAAAAGGAACAAGTAATGAGTTGATGATTAAATCGAGAAACGCTGTAAATACAAAGATTAAGGAGCTTGGCTCTAGTATTCTTGATAAATTATACAATGATGGAAAGTTCAATCGCAACGACATATTAGAAAATAAAAATAAATTTATATCAGAGCTAGCCGTTGTCTCACCTCTAGCAAAGTATACCAAAACTGAAGTTGAAGAAAAACTTTTGGATTTTGACAAAGAAGTCGGAATTGTTCTTAAAAATAAGATCAGAGACTATGTTCTTACAGGAAACCAAGGCATAGAAAAACTTAACAGAATAATAGATAAGCTACCCACTGGGGATGATAAATTAGATCAAGCCCTGTATGGTGACGAAAAGCCATTGTTTGTCAATGACGATAATATAAATAAAATTGTTGAGGCTCTCAAAGTAGAGGTACGGTTTGAAAGAGAAATTCAGAACAATAAAGATATTGATGACGAGAAAAAAAGAAAAGACAGAGAGGAAAAAGCACTTAGACTTTTTGGTATATCTACAAGGGGAGTAATAGATCATGGTGGTGTCAAGAAAGCCCTTGAGGAACTCGATGAAGTTAACCCGGACAAAGCAAAAGAGAAAAGAGATCTGTACAATAAGACGAATGGGTTTGATCGTCTCAATACAAACACAGAAAGTATCTCTGTAAGATCTTTTCTAAAGAAAGCAATAACGTCTACAGGCAACCTTACATACTCAGATCTTGAACTGGTTGAAAATGATCTCAGTGGTGCTGATTACGAGAAGTACGATAAAATCATCGATGGCTTACAAAAGTTTGGGGAGAAAGGTTACAACTCTGCACTTGCAAAGATTGTGGCTGAAACACGATATTCAGAGAACATGGTGTACTTCCAGAAAGACAAGAAGAATAAAATTACTCTTGAAGAATATACCAAGCTCAAAACAAAACTAGACGAAAAGCTTTTTGAAGTGACAACAAACAATCAAGAGTTTGACTTCCAAACATTCTCACAACAATTAACAGAGGGTGTACGAGACAGGATTGATGGCCTTATTAAGGAAAGTGTTATAGAAGATCTCAAAGATACTTTAGATAATTATAGGATTAAATACACAACAAATTTTGGTGAACCGCCAAGTGATCCGAAAAGCTTTGCAAAAGAACTGATACGTCAGATAGACAGAGTTCTATTGATTGAGGACAATAACACGGCAAGGGTCGAGCTGAGAAAGTTAGGAATAATTAATCAAGAAACTGCCCAAGATCTAAAATCTACCTTTCTTGAATACTTAGAGGATCTTGAATAAATGGAAAAAGATCTACTTGCAGAAATCGTAAAACGAAATGATCTCCGACTAAAAGGCAATTTTGATTATAGCATCAAGAATGGACAAATAGAGATTGTTGATACCTCTCTTGACAATGTTACACCTTCCTTGGCTATCACTCCAGATGACCTTGGTGAGGCTGTTTCAACGATTGGCGGAGCGATATCAAAGGGAGTTGATGCTACAGTTGAGGGAGCTAAGGGCTTAGTCAAAGGTATACCAAGAGGTCTAGGAAACTTTGCCGTTGAATTTAACAAGACGTTTCTACCGGGGTTTGAAGAAAACGTAGTGCCGTTTCTACAGGAAAACATCCCCGGACTAAAAAAATTAAATAGCTTTGTATCTGACATAGTTGACTATAAAAACACAGCACAAGAGGTTGGCGGAGGTTTTCTTGGTGAGCCTCTGGGTGAGTTCGGTGTTACCGGGGGTGCCTTGTCAAGTGTTGCCAGAAGTGCTGGAGTTACAAACAGATTTATATCTAATGTCTTAGGGTTTGGTACAGCCGAGGCTATAGCTGTTCCGGCAGAAGAGCAAGGCTTACTTGCTATGGGTATTGATATGCTTGCTCCAGATAACGCTATCACCAAAGCTATATTAGAAGGACTTGCCTCTGATGAAGATGCGTCTATCTTCATGCAAAAATTACAGAAAGCTCCAGAGAATATTTTTGCCGGTGGCCTCATCGGTGAAGGGTTAGACAAAGCTGTAAGGAGCGTTGGCACTCTCTACAAATATATTAAGAACAGCCCAAGGCTAGACAGTATTAAGGAAGAACTCAAAGGCGGTATATCAACTCTTGGCGATACAGCAAGAGAGTTTCTAGATAAAAATCGTGGCGGTACTACTCTTGGAACAACAGACATACCTAAGATAATTGCTGAAGGTACAAAAGCTCTTGATGAAGTTGTGAACCCAAAAAAGATTGATGATATACCTGAGATAGATCCATACATTAAGGACACAATAGAAAGCGTTGAGCCTGATTATAAAAATAAAATAAAACAAATAGCTCTTACACGAAACCCAGAAGTCAAAGACAAAGAAAACCCAAAAATATTGACCGAAGATTTGCACAAGTTTTACGATAATCTTGCAATCAAAAAGCATGGTAGAAAATTAAACATAGAAAACCCAGATGACTACAACACAGTGAAAGCGGAGCTTGTACAATCCATACAACAACAAGTTAAAAAAGAAGTCTCTGGAAAAGGTTGGTATGATGCTGATGTTCTGAAGACCTTCAATCTTCTATCTAGAACACCGGGATTTGAAAGGTTGGGTGAAGATGAAACACACAGAGTAATCTTATCAGCTATCTTAGGAGCTACCTCTCCCGGCCCGAAAGTGGCCCAAAATACAAAAGCAGGATTAGCTCAATATCTGCAATTTGCCAGAAGTGGTAAGTTTAGTACAGAGGCAATCAAACCCGGTAGCAAAGTACAAGGTATACAATCTCCCGGCTTTGGTCAGTACGGCTACCCAGAAGGTCTAAGAATGCTACAGTTTTTACTTGATAAGTTTGGAGAGGAGGGGTTCGCTGATTTTATGCTTTCACCAAAAACGAAAGGTGAGCTGACAAAGTTAAGACTAGAGGCCGGCTTTAAGAGTGGGCCAGCCGGTATGAGTGGTACGGCCGACAGTCTGCATTTAGGTATGCTTATACTTGGTGACAAAGCTGGTAAGTTTGCTCTGAACATAAATGGTTACCCTTCAACAACAAAAGATAGATGGTTTGTAAGAACAATAAGACGAAGTGAGGGAACCTTTGGTGACAACCTTGTTAAGAAAGTAGATAAGAAAAAAGGTACTGAAAAGATGGTTGAGCTAGGACAACCAAGAAATCAAAGCGAAAGGCTACTTATGGATCAGTTAGTGAAAGATATAATAGCAGATCCAGCGTTAGCAGATTTGAACTTGACAGAGCAAGACGCTCAAGCAATACTCTGGTTCCGAGAGCAGACCTTGCAAAACGATCTAGGTGTGCCTACATATCCAGAGACATTTTCGGAAGGAGTGGGTAAAATAAATGAACAAGAAGGATTTGGAATTCTCGCAAGCGATGAAGACAAAGTTGCGATTGAACAGGGAACAGTTAGCCCAGAAGGGTTCAGAGGTATCAGTGCAAGACAACGCACCGTCAGAGACAACAGAAGACTTCAGCTCCTCAATAATCCAGAGGGCGATGGAGGATCATCCGGGCCTTACACCAGAGAAAGCGAAACAGATGATGGACGATCTGGGCTTTTAACCTTTCAGCCTAACCCAGAAGTTTTATCTCGTTACAACACAGCCGGTCTAAATATACCGGTAGTAAATCAAGTAGATCCAAAAACATCCGCTAATTCATTTAGTTCCGACATGGCCTCCGCTATGGTTGACCATCCTTACGGAAAACAAGTGACAATACAAGACCCAGATAATCTTCTAGACGCTAAATTATATCGGACAGAGTTTGGCGGTGGGTTTGCTATAAAACCTGATGGGGATATAATAGGTGTGTTTCAAGGTGCTAATGCTCCTCCAAAAACTTCTTATGCAATGATACAGCTTGCCGTGGAGCAAGGTGGTAAAAAGCTAGATGCATTCAACACAATGTTACCTAGAATTTATGAAACTCTTGGCTTTCGTCCAGTGTCCAGAGTAAAGTGGGATGATACACAAGCACCAGATGGCTGGAACAAAGAAACCTTTGCTGAGTACAACAATGGTGAACCTGATTTAGTTTTCTTTGTATACGATCCTAATTACTTTGGTGGTGTAAAGATAGATGAGTTGCCTATATTTACTGACTATGATGAGGCACAAAAGATACAAACAAAAGCACTTGCAGACCTTGAGGAAAACAAATGAGCTATTTCAGAAACTTCTTAAAAAAAAGCGGTGAGTATTTAGATCAGTTTGCTGATGACAAAGAGGCCCAATACTACGCAGACCAAGTTCCCACAGAGCCAACAGTCATAAAACAGAATGTAGTTATGCCAGAACTCAAAGGGCAGACACAAGATGATCTTCTTGCTATGACGCAAGCGTTTGAAGGTGTCGGCATGAAGGGTGGTCTTAATGTAACAAGAATAGGTGAGCTGTTTGATAAACAGTTGTCAGAGTTTGACAGCATTGCCGTAACGGCCAAGAACCTTCTGCAACAAGCAAAAGAAAACAACAAAGACCTTTTTAACAAACAAAGAAGGTCAGTAGGAGACAACTCCGGTATCTCTGTAGATGAGGCCATACAACTCGCTAGTGAGGCTGGATTTGACAACTTAGCAAGAAGATTTCTCAAAAGAAAACCCGGAGAGCTACTACGACCAGAGCAAGTTGGTGGCGGTATGGTAGTATTGTATAGGCTCGTTAAAGAGATGGCTTATGGAGCAGAAAAAGCTCTAGAAATAGATCCTGCAAATGTAGCTGAACTAGAGGAGGCAATGCTCAAAGTAGAGGCTCTTGGTCAAATATATACTTATATGTCTGCTAGCATTGGTGGCACTGTCTCCGAATACGGACGAGGTTTGTCCTATGTCTCTCATCTAGACAAGTTCTTAAAAGTAGACAAAGAAAACATAAATAAAAAGATGGATGAGTTTATAAGATCGTACTCTCCGCTTAGAGATAGTGATCCAGAGACAAGAGTAAAAAATATTAGATTTCATATGAAAAATCTTGTTGCTCTTAATTTTGCTGACCGGGCTAAATATACAGATCTCATATCAAGAACTCTCAATAGAAGTCGTAATATATTTATGGAAAGTTACATCAATGCATTGTTGTCCTCTCCTGTAACTCACACCGTCAACATGGCTGGTAATGGTGCTTTCCAAGCCTCTCGACTTCTTGAGACAGGGGTTGCCTCAATGATAGGTAAAGCAAGGCAAGGGGTTATGGAGCTGGCTGGGGTCAAGATGGATCCGGCAGATAGAGTATATGCTGTTGAGGCAAAGGCTTTTATACACGGCTCACTTATGGCCCAGAAAGATGCCTTAACACTTGCCGGCAAAACTTTCATAACTGGTAGAAGTGGTGACCTAATGAGTAAGCTTGATATAGATGAAAGTAGAATTGGCATAGGTACTACAAGAGACATAAGTAAAATATTACAAGAGGCATCAGAGGGAAACTGGGGTAGTTTTTTTCTAAACTCAATGGGTGTTATAAATACGATGAGCGGTCGATTTCTAGCTGTGGAGGACGAGTACTTCAAGGTAATGATTAAAAGACGAGTTCAATATCAAGAGGCATTCAAAGCATCAATGTTAGAAATACAACAACGAGTTGATGTTGGCATCCCTCTCAAACGTACAGAAGATATGAAGAAACCAGTGTTTGACGGTGAGGGTAACTTGATTGAAGGTGAGCTTTCAGCGGAAGAATATGGGGCAAGGGTATATCAAAGGGTCTTAGAAGAACCTAGTAAAGATGTTGTAAAGCTTATGGAAAAAACAGCGTTGGATGAAACATTCCAAAGTCCTGTCTCAGGCAGTGGGTTCGCTAACGGAGCAAACTTTCTTATAAACAATGACGTTATGAAGGTGCTGGGGCTACCGTTTTTCAAAACACCTACCAATATTTTTAAACAAACTTTTGATAGATCTCTCAACGTCTTTTCTGCTCCAAAAGCATTGATGGAGGGTAGAGGTAGAGACTTTGATGAGGCACTAGCAAAAGTCGTTGTTGGATGGGGTATAGGCGGAACAATGCTGGCCTTGGCACATGGTTACTATGGAGATGATGTTATCATTACCGGTACCGGGCCAGTGACAGGATATCAATTCAAAGACATTGTAAACAAAGGAGCAAACGTACCACCCTCGTCTATTGGTTTTAAAATGCAGGATGGATCATACAAGTTTGTATCATTTGCACGGTTCGACCCTCTTTCTATGCTACTGACCGCCTCAGCCGATGTTTCTAACTTTCTCTCATATAGCGATGATGCTGAGGCCGGGGAGGCATTACTAAATGCTTTTACTCTTGCTGTTTCAGAGTACTCTGCAAACATACCCTTTATGCAGGGTCTATCAGAAATAGGAACGCTCTTAGCTGACAGACATAACACTGGCGAAAAAAAGCTTGAAAGAATACAAAGATTTCTGGCACAAAGAATTACAGATGCCTCTCTGTCAGCGTCAAGCAATCTCGGTGGCATAGGGTACTACTTTGCTGAAGAAGGTGGTAATTATCCTTTTGTAGGGTCAAACAGCTTTCACGCAACTCTTGAAAGAATACAAAACCCAGATGCATCTCTAACTATGCTTACGAATGAACAACTTGCTAGTTTGAATACAGATAGATTAGAGGATGTTCCTGTAATGATTAGAACAGTGTATGAGGTTATGAATAAGCACCGTTCAAGAAATGCTCTGTTTAGCAATCAAACTTACTCATCAGTCAATTTCTGGAATGAGCCAGTAAGGCAAGTGTCTAGGGAGAACTTGGCAGATTTAGATGTAGGATTTAAAAATTTAGGGTTCAAAATACCCGGAGAAAAACTTGCAATGTTCAATCCTGTAAAAATACAGTCGGGAAAGTTTACACCACTTGATCAAGAATTGATAAGACTAGCAGTTGGAGGCTACGGCAAATTCTCAAATCATAAGAGAAAGATGCGAGGTTATATGCTAACAGCGGAAGAATATTTAGATTTTGTTGGCTTTGTAAACACAGTGGATAGTGAAGGACGAATGCCGGGAGAGGCAAACTACAAAGTCAAAGAGGCTTTACTTCCTTCTCTTACAAACGCAATCAAAAGTAAACAATATCTCAAATTAGATAACGAAGGTAAGTACCAATATCTTGAAGATATTCTTAATGATAGGCGAGATGGAGCCAGAGAAAAGTTATTTAGTTCCGGAAGACTGGGCAGTTTGTTTGCTCGTGACAATCCGGACATTCAATGATATAAAACCTAGAAGGGGCTAAGTATGGTAAACATTAACGCACAAGACAGAAGGATACAATATACCGGTAATGGCACTGCCGGGCCGTTTAGTTTTTCTTTCCAAGTCAATGCAACCTCAGAGATCAAAGTTTATGTAGATACAACCGTCAAAACAATCACTACACATTACACTGTCTCACTGAGCAGTGATGGGTCAGGGTCGATAAGTTTTACAACCGGCAATCATCCTACAAGCAGTCAGACTATAACGATCATGTCTAACATTGCCATTTCACGAACATCACAGTTTACCACCGGGGGAACCCTGACTGCCGATGCTCTGGAGACAGAGTTCAATAATCAGTTCATGCACCATCAACAGCACGATCAGAGACTGGATAGAGCTTTATTAGTGCCTGAGCATGATACCATTTTGGGGGCTGACTTTACACTGCCAGCCAAAAGCTCCCGACTTGGTAAACTACTTGGGTTCAACTCATCTACCGGAAACCCAGAGGCCAGTTTTACAGTTGCAGACGGCAACACCCTTGCCGGGATCTCTGGTGATATAGCAACACTTGCTGATATAGAGGATGGCACAGACGCTACAAATGCCATACAAACCGTAGCCGGGATACAAGCAAACGTCACAACGGTAGCTGGGATATCATCAAATGTTACAACCGTAGCAGGGTTATCTAGTGCTATAGGCACAGTCAACTCTAACGCATCAAGTATCAATACCGTAAGCTCTGCAATAACTAACGTAAATACGGTTGCTGGTGCTATCACAAATATAAATACCGTAGCTAGTGCGAACTCAAACATATCAACGGTTGCTAGTGCCAACTCTAATATTGGAACTGTTGCTAGTGCCATAGCCAACGTAAACACCGTTGCGTCAAATGTATCTGGTGTGAACAGCTTTGCTGAACGCTATAGAGTTGCATCCTCAGAGCCTAGCTCATCTCTTGACGTTGGTGACTTACTATTTGATACCACTGCAAACGCATTGAAAGTCTATAAGTCTGGAGGCTGGGAGGTAGCCAGTGCATTTGGTAACTTATCGGCAGACGGTACTCCTGAGCTTGGAGGTGACTTAGATGTTTTGACGCATAGTATTGTCTCTTCAAGCAATAGAAATATTTCCCTGACACCGAATGGATCAGGTGTTGTTAGGCTTGACGGTAATGTCGATATATCTACCGGGGCTATTGACCTCAAGAATGGTGGCACACAGTCTTACATTCGGTTCTACTGCGAAAGCTCAAATGCTCATTACGCACAACTACAAGCACCAGCTCACTCTGATTTTGGTGGCAATATAACTCTTACGATGCCGGCAACTACCGGAACACTAGCCTTGACATCACAAATTCCAACTGTACCAAGCTCCGGTATAGCTAGTGGTAATGTTGCTACTTTTACATCTGGTGTGGCTGATGATGATTTTTTAAGAGTAAGTGGTACATCTATTGAGGGTCGGAGTGCATCAGAGTTAGCCAGTGATATTGGTGCAACAACGACAGACGAGGCAACAGCTCTTGCTATAGCGTTAGGATAAAGGAGAAAAGATATGGCAAATACATTCAAGGTAGTAAGTCATGATGTCATGCCAGCAAGTGCTGGTTCGCCAGAAGACTTATATACTTGCCCCACTTCCCCGGCTACCACAACTGTGGTGATTGGATTGATGGTTGCAAATGTGCATACCGCACAAGTGACATTCAGTGTGAAACACGTTTCAACGACATCAGGAGGCGGTCGATCAGCTACAAACACAACAACCTTTCTGCAAAAAGATATACCGATTGCTGTAGGTGAAAGCAAACAATGCTTGGTTGGTGGCAAACACGTTTTGGAACAAGGCGATAAAATTCAGATTGATTGTTCAGTTGCTGACAAAGTATCGGTTACTATGTCAATAATGGAGATAACCTAATGTCAGAATATAGCATAGGAAAACAAGGCGATGGCACTAGCTATGAACCAGTTATTCGCCAAAATGAAAACACAATAAATAATTCATTTACAATAGACGCAACGAATAATGCAGTTGTCGCTGGTCCAATAACGATTGGCAGTACTGCAACAGTAACTGTGTCAGGGGTATTGGTGATAGTATGAGCAAGCTACAAGTAGAAACGATATCGCATACAAATAATACTACTGCTCAGACTATTGATAGTAGCGGAAACGTAACATTAGCTGGTACTTTAGGAAGTGGTGCGATTACTTCGACTGGTGCAGTTCAAGGAACACAGTTCAATGTGGGTGGGTTAAAGATTTTAGAAACATCAACATTTGATTTTGGTAATAGTACCAACAAATCTGTAAATACAGCTTATGATTTTACTCATACATTAGCGGCTGGAACATGGCTTCCCTTTCTTAGATTTAATGCCGCTTTCTTTGAAAATCATGGCAATTCTAATTCTACTGGAATTTATTTTCCCTTTTTATATTTGGGAAGTTCATCTGGAGGTGAACAGTATGGTAATCACTATGCTGTTGTTCCTAAATGGGGGAACGCATCAAATTCTTATAACGATGCTTCTAATAGTGCTTTTGCACCAATTACATTAAGTTCATCATCTACAATTTATATAAGATGGTATGTCATAGAATATGGAACAAGCAGTAATTATTGGACTAGAAACAGTGGTAATAAAATTATTTTTATGAGGATAGGATAATGGGTTCAATGGAAGATTTAATAAAACCAGTTTCAAAAGATGATATGAAAGCATCACCAGATATGATTCTTAAAAAAGAATATCCAAATGCAAAGTATAGATTTGTAAATGATGTTCTTGTTTGGGAAGATACTGAAACTGCAAAACCTACTGATGATTGGATAGCACAAAAAATTAAAGAACATGATGAGGCTTTATAATGGTTAGCAAATTAGAAGTAGATACAATAGCACATAGCGGTGGCACTACAGCTATGACTATAAACAGTAGTGGATTAGTGTTACCAAAAAAACCAGCGTTTCAAGCTACTTTGAGTGGTAATCAAACTCTTAGTGATAACTCCAACACAAAAATAAATTTTAATACTGTTTCTTTTGATACAAGCAGTTCGTTTGATACTTCTAATTATAGATATGTTGCTCCTGTTGCTGGTTATTATTGGTTTAGTGTAACTTTATATCTTGCAACAGCTAGTGTGGATATAAACAGATTTATTTTATACATAGGTAAAAATGGGTCAATTAGTTCGCCAGCAAGAGTGCATGATGAAGATTTACAAGATAATACACAAAATGCCTATCAAGTACGACAGGGTGGTTTAATGTGGCAAGCCGCTGCTAGTGATTATTTCGAGGGATGGGGATATGTAAATACTGTATCAGGCGATGGCACAATAAGTAATGACCATAGTAAGTTTGAAGGTTTTTTGGTTTCAACAACGTAATAGGATAAAAAATGACTTCAACATTAAAAGTAAGAAACATAGAGATGGGCGAGGGTTCTGCATCAGACAGTAAGATATTGTTTGATGGCAACGCTCAAGACTTCCACATAGGACTAGATGATAGTGCTGATAGCTTAACAATTGGTTTAGGCTCTACACTAGGCACTACGTCACACATGGTTATTGATGCTAATGGTCATATTACGAAGCCGTTGCAATCTGCTTTCTTGGCATTTGCAAGTGCTAACAGTAATTTAGCGATTGATGTTGATACTACTGTAGGGTTTGGCACAGAGGTTTATGACCAAAATGGAGATTTTTCATCAAACATATTTACTGCTCCAGTTACAGGCAGATATTTATTGAACGCTAATCTTTATTCAACAACTATAGTAGGTAATGCTAACTATTTTTGGTTTTATATTGAAACAAGTAATAGGACTTATTCTTCTATAGTAGACCCGGGAAGTTTTGGAGCAACTTCAGATTACCATAGTCTTTATGTTTCTGCGGTCGCTGATATGGATGCAAATGATACAGCAAAAGTGCGATTTCGTCAAAGTGGTGGGTCAGCCTTAAGTGATTTAGGTGGAGGAACATTTTTTTCAGGCTGTCTATTAGCTTAATATTTGGAGGTAACAATGGCAAAACTTACAATAACGATTGAAGTAGATGACACTCAACAGTCTATATTGAATAATGATTTAGTAGATATAAATCAATGGGTGCAAGACGCAATGACAGGCAAAATTAATAACGCTTGGAAAAGGATGCAACAGGAATGGACAACAAAGTTAATGAACGACAGTTCTTTTACTGACCCAATCCCAAGCAATCAAGCTGACTTTGTTAAATTAATTCTTGCACGAAGTGACTACAAAAATCGAAAAGCAAGAGATGAAGATAATAAAATAGGTTAAGATGACTAAGCAGGACATAAATGCAATACTGATGGAGCTGAGTGTTCTAAAGAATGATATGTATCATTTTCGGCAAGACATGGAACGAAGAGTTTCCCGGCTAGAGAGAATAGTAATATCAATAACCGCATTCTATGTGATTA